TGTAGTCATAACCCCATGAAGAAGAAAGAATTGGCAAGACCTATCGGAAGACCTTCCACGTACTCCGAATACATCGCCAACACTATCTGTGAGCGCATCTCCCTCGGTGAATCTCTCCGCTCTATCTGCCGTGACGATGACTTCCCTGACAAAGTTACCGTCCTCCGCTGGCTCCAAAAGCACCCTGAGTTTCGCACCCAATACACGCAGGCGCGAGACGAGCAGGCAGACACGTACTTCGACATGATCATCGATGAAGCCTTCAACTCGCATGATGCACAGATCGGACGCCTTCGCGTAGATGCTCTAAAATGGGTATCCAGCAAACTGGCCCCGAAACGCTACGGAGATCGGATTGAGCATGAGCACACAGGCGAGCAGAAGCTGACGCTGACCTTCAACACGCCAAGCCGTGACGAGCACCCTGAGCTAGTCGAGGCAGAAGTCATCGATGGCGACTTTGTCAGGATAGAGGAAAAAGAACATGAGCAGCCCTGAGTTAACCATCCGCCTGACGATATGCACCCCATATGGCCCCGTGGGGGCTAGGCTATCTAGGGGGCTACCCATGCCGCGCTATGAGAGCACCTACCCCGATACCCCTGAGGGCAGGGAGCAGGCTGAGCGCGATTTGATAAACCTGAAAACGTACATGGAGGCTTGCAACAAGCACAAAACCAAGGGCTTGCGGAGGTAACCTGCTTATAACCCAATACAAGACTAGTAATGTATAGGCGAAAAGACTCATCTATCAATTAATACCCCATATGGATAAATCTATGAATACCAAGAAGAAACGAGCCAGTGTTGGAAATCAACATAACAAAAACCTTGGGGAAGGTTTGCGCCCCAACACTGGCTCACCCCTGAGTACAACCAAGCTGCAGACTGCTTTGGAGCGCTGTGCCGACAGAGAACTGGCCCTAACGCTGGAAGTCTATGACCTGAAGCTCAGGCTCAAGGATGCGATGGCCTGCTGCAAGACGTTCTTCCATGTCGCTGGCAAACGCGCCGAAGAGAGTTGGGCGCAATTTGAAAAAGCAGCCAATATGTACCAGAGGCTTCGCAAGAAGGAGGATCGGCCATGAGCATGACGCCTGAAACGGATGCGATGCGGAAGAACCTTGTAGGCTCGCCTGTAGGCCGACAGATCATCCGCCTGACCGAACACGCTGAGCGCATGGAAGAGCAGCGCAATGACGTATTTCGTGATCTTGCAGAAGCCAAGCGCCTGCTGGAATGGCACAAGCGCAAGACTCAGATGGCAATGGACTCCATGACCAACGCGCTGGCAGAGCGCAATGAGTTGAAGGCTTTGCTAGAATCTGGCATTCATTAAACAACCGCATGAAACCTATACTGCTGCTTATATTGCTGCTCGCGTCATGCGTCAGCACACCGAAGAACCCTGAGGCTTGGATGGAACGCGAGATCAACGCTTGCCTGCCAACAGCTATCGCCTTCCGAGAAGGGCTGAGGAAATACAACGTCTGGAGCGAAGTGCTGATTACAACGTGGAACGATCCGAAACCGCGAGGTCATGCGTTCTGCGTCTATCTGTATCCGTCAGGGAAGAACCAGCTTTGGTCTTACGATCAATGGGGAAGCTACAGGACGCGAGCGTTCACGAACAATCCGACACAGGTTGCTGAGCAGGCACTGAGATCACGCAACATCTATTTCCCGCCAACGTCAGCATATTACGTCAAATGAGCGCACCAAGCATAGCACAGATGGCGAAGAACTTCTTCAAGAGCGCTGCTGTGTTTGTTGCTGCTGGTATGCCTCGCGCCTCAGTTGCTGACATTGAGAAGCGCTTGGACTTCTGCCGCTACTGTGAGCATTACGATGAGAAAGGCTACGGCGGCATGGGCAAGTGCAACGTCTGTGGCTGCAACATGGAAATAAAGAGCGCTATGGCAACGGAGTACTGTCCAGCAGGCAAATGGTGGAAGGTCAGCGCAAACAAGGAAGATAGCAATGAGAAGCAAGTTAATTAACATGAGAGGGCCGACAATAACGCCTATTATGTTTCTGATTGGCATGGTTGCCTGCTGTGCGCTTTTGGCAATTGCAGCCAGAACGGTTGATGGTTATCGCGCCAAGAAGCCAGAGCCGAACCTTTCGCTTTGTCCGCTATGCGATCAACCTGTGCCATCATCGCGCTGATTATGTCTGGCTGTTCATCGCTGCCAGAAGTCGCGTATGACCATGAAGCAAGAATGCTTTGGCTTGGGCAAACGATCAAATACTAGCGTTGTGTAAACTGAATGACGATTTAGTATACGCAACGGAACTTATGTTAAACGAAGTAGAGATAAACTTTAACAGGTGAAAGCCTTAATAAAGGTCAATATGACTTGCAGGACAAAGAAGCAGCTTCTGAAGAAGCTCAGGGAACTGATGGACGTGGACGAGCCGATTCTGTTGGCTGACGGATTTGAAGAGGCTTTCGTTGGGATAGCGAGACAGTTTAACAAGCCGATTGCAATCTACCATCGCGAGAAGTGCATAAAGCTGCTTATGCGACAAGGCATGAGTGAAGATGAGGCTGAGGAGTTCTTCAGCTTCAACATCGAAGGATGTTACTCAGGAGATCAAACGCCTGCATATTTAGATTGGATACTTGAACCAGTGTTGCTCAACGGAAAAAATTAAATCTAATAGGTCTTGCGCTAAGCGAATCGGTTGATAGGTTTTTGAATTATGGCAACGATTGATATTCAGAGTAATCTTTCTACAGCGAAATTCAGGCAGCGCGTTTTGGAAGGTCTTGCGAACGGTCTTACAATCAACGGTTTGACAACGCCGATTCCCGTTATTTTGCAGGCATCTGATGCCAGTGGATATGGGCTATTTCATCACGCACAATCTGCAGCGTCTACAAATGCTACGCTTGTAAAGGCAACGCCAACATCAGTTGGATTGATCACTGTTTTCCACGTTGGCAATGGGAATCGCAATACGTTTCTAAAGATTTACAACAAGGCAAGCGCACCGACATCGTCAAATGTTCCTATTTTAACAATGGTAGTTCATCCGAGTAATACTGTTGTGGTTGTCCCTGCAATTCCTCTTTATTTGGATAAAGGCTTGGGATATCGCATGACAGCAAACTATGAAGACTCAGACAATACAGCGATATCTGCAGGAGAGCTTGCGATTAATATAGCTTACGCTTAGAAGCTAGGATAAGAGTTACTGCAGCATCACGTTTGAAAGACAGTGCTGTTGCATGGAAGGAACGAAGATCAGGAAGAGCCTTGGGATGGCGCTGAAGCTGGCGAAGGAGATTCGTGCAGAGGCGGAGCGCGATGAATTAAAAGGCGTATTATATGCGGCAGCGCATATCCTGAAGAATGCAACGGTTGGCGGCAATATGCCGAAGTCGATTGATGAGGCGATGGCGAAGTCAATAGTGCTGCAGTTTGTTCAGGACTTGTTGGAGAAGGATCAGTTTGAAGCGGCGGCGACGATCCTGTGGGGCAGCACGGTTTACGATTGGCGTCCGCAATCAGCGAAGGACACTTGGCGCTGTTTGTTTGAGCATGACAAGCTGTTGATTCAGGGGGCGGGAGCGATGGGCAAGACGTTCAATGCGGCGGCATGGTTCCTGTTGGATTGGATGCGCGATCCTTATTACACCTGTATTAAAGTGGTTTCGCTGACTGAGGCTCACGCACAGCGAAACGTATTTGCAGCGATTAAGACGTTTTATAGAACGGCGCTAGTGAAGCCAGAGTATGAGGGCGGCGAGGAACTGGTGAAGTCGATTCAGGCGAATGACGATGACAAGAACGGGATTCATCTGGTGGCAGTGCCGAGGGGTGACAGTGGGACGGGAACGCTGCGCGGATTCCATCCAGCGCCGAGAGCAGGGAAACCGCATCCGAAATGGGGGCTTATGAGTCGAACCCATGTGGTGCTGGATGAGGCGGAGGAAGTTCCTGCAGGCGTATGGGAAGGTTTGCAGAACATCTTGTCGGCGGCGGATACGGAAGGCGCAAAAGGACGTATTAAGATTTTTGGAGCGTCGAACCCGAAGGATCGGATGAGCGAGTTTGGCAAGCGATGCGAGCCAGAGGGCGGATGGCTCACTGCTGACTGTGAGGAGGACTTTGAGTGGAAGAGCAGGGATGGGTGGCACGTATTGAGGCTGGATGCGGCTAGGTGCGAGAACGTGACGGAGAAGCGGATCGTGTTCCCCGGGTTCCAGACCTACGAGGGCTACATGGCCTATGAGGCGAGGGGCAAGACGGCGGAATACTACACGATGGCTCGCGGCTTTTTCCCGCAAGAGGGCATAGCGATGGCGATTATAACGCCTGCTATGATGGACAATTCTATCGGGAATGTGAGGTTCATTGGGCCAGTGGTTCCGTTGGCGGCATTTGACTTGGCCTTGGAGGGTAACGATCAGGTGCTGTGCTCTCATGGGCGGTTTGGCCTGTGCGATGGCTGGACGCCTAGGGATGGGAAGTTCATTGAATTCAAGAAGCCGAAAATTGTGCTTCAGTTGGACGGGCAGATCAGCTTTCCGAAGAGGGCGACACTTGAGCAGACAGCGGCGATTATAAAGTTCTGCAAGCAGATGCGGATCAGCCCGAACTGGCTGTGTGTGGACAGGACGGGCAACGGCGCTGGTATCCACGATTCTTTATGTAGCCTTTTTGGATCGGAAGTGATGGGGGTCAATTACAGTTGGGCAGCTACGGAAACCCGAATCCTTGGCGACGATAGCCAGAAGGCAAACGAGTTATACAGCGGAGTGGTGACCGAACTGATCTTTGGGTTGGCGAAGTACGTGGAGTTTGAATTCCTAAAAATAGCGCCGAGTTTTAGGAACGACGATGTGGTCAAGCAGGCGATAGCGCGGAGATACAAGCAGCAGGGGAAGGGGTTGGTGCGGGTGGAGAGCAAGGCGGATTATGTAAAGAGGACGAGGCAGCATAGCCCTGACTCATTAGATTCCCTGTCTTTATTGGTGTATTTGATGCGTCAAAGGGGGGGGGCAGTGCCGACAATGACCGAACCGAAGCCTGAGCCTAGAGAGAGAGCTATGGAAACAATTGTTGACAATTTAGAGTTTATCGACTTTAGCGAATAGGGTACAAACGGTTATGCGCGAATCCAGCAAAGCGATGCTCCGAAGATTTACCGATCCGAAGGAGTCAGAATTTTGGAAGACAGTATTCAGCGGGAGCGGGATTGATGTCGGATCAGGGGATGATTTGATTGCTGTGGAAGGGGTGCGAGGGTTTGACATGGGGGACGGCGATGCCAATAGCCTGCATTTATATTTTGAATCGAACTGGTTCGATTATGTCCATGCGAGCCAGTGCTTGGAGCATATGCACAACCCGAAGGTGGCGCTGGAGAACTGGATACAGGTGCTGAAGCCGGGCGGGTATCTTGTGGTGACTGTTCCTAGTTGGGAACTGTATGAGGGAATGGTATGGCCGAGCCGATACAACCCTGACCATAAGATTACGTTTAGTATGTGGCAGAAGGACAGTCCCGCTCCGAACCATGTAAAGTGTCCTGATTGGCTGGCGGACAACTTCCCTGAGCATACGGTTTGCCTATGTCGGTTGGTCGATACCAATTACGATTATAAGGTTGGCACAAGGGTGGATCAGACCTATAACTTTGAGGATCGTGTTGAAGCGTTTATTGAGTTTGTTATTCAGAAAAAGGGTGGAGGAATCTCCAGCCTCTTCAGCAAGTAGTCCCGAAGAAATACATAACCCCCCGTCGAATATTATGGCAAAACCAATATGGGGATTTACTCCGCCCGGTGGCTGGCATTACTACGAAAGTGATGTCAGGCTTGATGCCATTACATTGGATGGTCTTTACGAGACGGTGACCAACTACAGGGCAGAAAATCATTTGCCTCTTGGCGATGTTGAGGGAGATGTAAACTCTTTCCTTTGCAGTAATTACCCAAACCATTGTCACGGAGTTGATATGGTGGCAATTACAAGCGTAGCTGCACAAACTCCAGCGGCAGAACTGCTGCAGGATATCACGGTTTGGGCGCGGAACTTGGCAGGATCTAAAAACCAGCACTTGCTTGTTTCGGATGACTTGGCCGAACAACGTGCGAAGATTTGCAAGACCTGTCCAAACAATATAGCATGGAAATCAGGATGCAAATCGTGCATTTTTGCGGCGGACAGACTTTCAACGAGCCTTAGACAGGCTCGCGACACGAAAACCAGCAAGACTCTTGGAGGATGTAGACAGCTACGGCATGACAATAGGACGGCGATATTCTTTGACAGGAGCCACTTCACAGCGCCAGCGGATCTTCATCCTCACTGCTGGTTGAACCAATACTAATATGGCAATCAAAACATCTAAACCGCTTCCTCCCGAAATTACGGACACGTATGCAAACGAGGCAGCAAGAATTGCGGACGCGACAGACAAGCCTAAGATCCTTGGACTAAAGATCACTGATGCAGGCCCGAATTCGTCTAGTGACATTGTTAATCCGAAGAACCTGAAGGTTCGCAGGGTTTTCCGAGATACGGAGCAGGCTTACAGCGCTTATAGGCGGCTGAAGCAGCAGAATGCAGAGCGCAATCGTAAGAATCAATTGATTCAGAAGAAGCTCAACAACGAGCCGCCCTATCAGCAGAAAAAACTGGAAAGCATGGGGCAAAACTGGAGGAGCAACAGGCCCACAGGATTCCTTTCTACAATGGTTGGACGTATTCAGCCGCCATTCCGTCAGGTTATCGAACAGACTCCTACCCTGACTTATACGAAATTCCCGAAAGAAGGCGTTGATTCGGAGCAGAAGACCAAAATTTTCCGCGAAGAGATCACAAAATGCATTCGCGCATGGAAAGGGCATGACGATTTGATTGCACAGATCGTGCATGAGAACACAACTTTCGGCTTTACGGCGATGTGTTGGGATGACTTGCGCGATTGGAAGCCTGAGTTTTTGCGCCAAGACTTCACGTTTTTCAGCGTAGAAACCCCTCAGGAGGCGGATGCAACGCCTATTTGGGCAAGAAAGCGCCGTTACCAAGTCTCCGAATTGCTTCCGCTCTTGGAAGATCCCGAACTTTCAGCGCTTGCAGGGTGGCATATCGACAACCTTGTCGAGGCCATCAACAACGCAGTGCCGATTGGACGCTCGCTGGATACGGATGATGATGCCAGACGCTATGAAGATTGGATTCGCGAAGGATCTTACGGTGCTTCCTACGAGAGCGATGCGAAATACGTCGAGCTAGGCGAGGTCTTGGTCAAGGAACCCACTGGAAAAATCTCCAGATTCTTGATGAGCGACAGGTCAGGCTCCGAAATCTGTACACAATTGGATCACTATGACAAGATGAGCGACTGCATTGCGCTGTTCGCCATTGAAATTGGCTCAGGATCATTGATGTCATCCCGTGGAGCAGGCAGAGATCTTTATAATACGCACATTGCCGTCGATAAGGCGCGGAACTTGGTGGTGGACAACACGTATTTGCGCGGGTTGTTGCTCCTGAAGAAGGGGCCGAACGCCAAAGCAGGCGTTCCTCCTCTCACGGTCATGCATCCTATCGCCTATGTTGCCGAAGGGTATGACGTAGTAGCGCAAAATTTGCCGTCTGATATCGAAGATTTCATCAGGCTCGACCAATTCATCTCTGGATTGGCGGAAATTCAAATCGGAGCGTTCTTGCCCGGCGAGGCTTTGGGCCGCGACACCCGTGCAAAGACCGCAAGCGAGGTCAACCGAATCGCTGCCATCGAAGGTCAGATTCGCGAAGGTATCCTGATGCGTTGGGTGAAGCAATATTCCAAGGCTGTGCAGCGTATGCAGCGCGGAATCTGTCATCCTGAGCACGTCAAAGCGGCGTCCGAGCTAAAAACCGCTCTCGACATGGCGAGGCAAGGCTCTGCGAATGCAGTTTGGGCCAAAAAAGACGTTGTTTCAGCGTTTGAGAAGTCAACGATGGAACTTCCGTCCTTCCTTGTGCCGTTTGAAACGCCAGAACACTTGGACGAAGAGGCAATTTCCTGCTGTTTGAACATGATGGAGCGCAATTTGCCTCCAAGCGACATCCTCCTCATGGCTCATTCGTCTGCAGAGGAACTTTTGCCCGATACATTGGCCCAAGAAGAGGCTGTTTTGGATCTTCTGATCCAGCGTTACACGGGAAATCCCGCAATCAATCAGGACGAACTGATCAAACTGGATTGGAGCCGTAAAGTTGGCGAATCTATCGCCAATTCGGTCATTCTTCCGAAGGATCAGGTTGAATCTTTGGCAATTGAGGCTACTCGCCAGCAGATCATTGAGCTACAAAGCATGATTGCTGGTCAGGAAGTGCCTGTTTCGCCTCGCGACAACGACATGATTCACTTAACGACGATGGCGGAGAAACTTTTCCCTGTCATCGCGCAAGCTCCGCAAGGATCTTTGCCTCCTGAGATGGTTCAGCCGTTTATGAGCGCCCTGCAGCACTTCACGATGCACTTGCAACAGGCTGAGATGAAGAAGGGCAATCCTCAGGTCATCGCGCAGATGAAACAGGCAGTCAAACAGGCGTTTGATCACCTTACGAAGGGCATGAATATGCCTCCTCCGCCCGAATTGCAGCCAGCGGCGGCAGCGGCGACAGGTGGTGGCCCTGCACCTAGACGAGTTTCGGCGGCACAAGTCAAAGAAGTAGGACAACTCGCTTCTGAAGATATGCCGTCACAATGGGGCGCGGTTGCTCAAGTTGCTACCCCGCCTAAACCTCCAACAGCAGGATAAAAATATGAAAAACGAAATGAAAGCGTCAAAGGGAGCGCCCCCTTCAAAGCGCACTGGCAAAGGCGGATATATGCTAATGAAGAAAAAAGAAATCATGGCTATGCCGAAGATGCGTAAAATGGAGCCGATCAAAAAGATCGACTACGAGGGTGATTTTGAAAAAGCGTGGAACGAATCGATGCCTAGCAAAAAGAAGTCCGTCAAGCAGATGAGCGAAGGAAAGCCGAACTTCAAAGACATCAGGCAAGAAAAGGCTGACCGTGCGGTTTTGACCAAGGGAATGAAAAAATGAAAGCAGTCATCAGCTTGTATACAGACAAGATGCAGGCTGTTGCCGACATTACCATTCCATCACACATAAAATTCGCGGAATCATACGGGTGGCATCAGGAAGCAATCAAAGTCGAGCAGGAGAACTGCCTGTGGGAAAAGCTGAACATGATCAGCAACTTCCTAATGGGAAATTACTCAACTGTTCTGTGGCTGGATGCGGATGTCCTGATAACAAACCCGAAGCCAATTACGTGGATTCTGGACGAGAACAGGGCGGCGGACGTATTTCTGACGGCAGACATAAATGGACTAAATGCAGGGGCGATTTTGATCCGAAACACGCCTTGGTCAAAAGCGTTCTTCTTTGCCTGCAGCAATCATGGGAAAACTCTATTCGGAGACAGGCCGAATGGAGAACAGCAGGCCATCCAACATTTTTCTTCCGTATACCCATACGCAGGAATCGTGGAGTATGTCTCGCAGCGCGAACTTAACTCATATCATCCTGATGCATACGATTATCCGAACTGCAGGCTGGCCTCATGGCAGGAAGGCGATTTCGCCTTGCATCTGCCAAGCCTTCCAAACGAAGACAGGATCAACATACTAAAAGAATACATAAAATGAATTGGGAAGAATCTGACGTAGCAACATTTCGCGACTATCATAAACGATCTGGAGGAAGACTCCTTCAGGTGATGCTTTCGCGCATTCCTCTTTGCAATGGGAAGACCATCGAAACCGTAGCACTAGAAGCGAAATACAAAGAGGGATATGAAAAAGCAGTCAAAGACATTCAAGAAATGTTGGCAGACCCTGCTCAAAACATTGATCCGTCGAGCGGGAAGTTTGCGGAAATGTAGCACGAAGTTTATGGCAACGATCAAAAAGCGCTTCACAAAAATCGTGACAAATAAGGCAACTGGCCGAACGCGCACGGTCAAATACGGTCAGGCGGGAAAAGCGAAGGACGGAAAAGATCGCATCCGCCCCGGCACCAAGAAGGGTGATGCCTACTGTGCTCGTTCTTTGAAGATCAAGGGCGATTGGAAAAATGATCCTAATTCTCCCAACAGTCTTTCTAGGAAAAAATGGAAATGCCGTGGAGCAAAGTCCATGAAAAATAAATAAAATCTATGACAACAGACATCGATACAGAACCCACATTGGATCAGGATAATTCCGTTCCAGAACCCACAGCGGCAGCGTCTTTCGGCAATCCTTCACTGGATGCAGACAAGATTAGCGACGATACCGATGCGGCGATTGATTCGCTGCTGGACGAGGCCATTCAAGAAACGGGCGGAGAGCCTGAATCCGAGCCTGAATCCGAACCAGAGCCAGTTAGCGCCTCAGAGGTCAAAGCCGCCTTGGAACAACAGCCTGCAGCGCCTCAAGCCGCTCCTCAGCAGTCTCCAGCCACTGATATCGATCCAGAAATCGCGTCTATTGAGCCGCCTCGCAATCTTTCCGAGGCAAACCGCAACAATTGGAAAAAACTCCAAGAAACGGCATCGATTTACAAGCAGCAGGCCCAAGAAGCTGAAGCATTGCGCCAGCGAGTCCAGCAAATGGAATCTGGTCAGCAACAGGTTCCACAAGACTATGAGGATCTGAAGAAGTTCAGGCAGATTTTCGACCTGAAGAACGACTCAGAGTTTCAGGCGCGATACGAAAAACCGATCTCCACGGCAAAAGACACTATTTACGGACTTTTGCGTAAGCATGGAGCGTCCGATGACGTAATTGCATCTATTGAGAAAGCTGGTGGCCCTTCCAAAATTGATCAGAATTGGTGGAAGTCCAATGCAATCGACAAATTGCCGATGCTGGACGCCGAAGTCCTGAAAGATGGGCTAAAGGAAATACACAAGCTGCAAAACGCTCAGCAAATGGAGATTGAAGACGCTTCCAATAATATTGAGCAGTTCATGGTGAAGCGCGGCGAGGCCAATCTTCACTGGTACGAAAACGAAAAGTCGCAGATTTATCAGCACATTGATGCCGTCACCAAAGAAATCCCTTGGGCGCGGTTCTATGAGCCTAATCCGAATGCGACTCCTGAGGAACGTCAGGCGATTGAAAGCCATAACGCCAAGGTTGCAGACCTGTCTGAGAAATTTGAGTCTGCCCTGTGGCCCACAACGTCTCAGGAAAGGGCAGAAGTGGCTGCTGCAGCCGTTTTCTCTCACGTTCTGGTCGAACAGCTTCAAATTGAGCAACAGGCCAGACAGCAGCTTCAGGCGCAATTGAAAAAAATCAGTGACGAAAACAGCAAAATTAAGGGCGCTTCTCGTATGCCCCGAAGCACGGTCACTGGATCCAACGCAAGCAAGGGAAGCAACCTGAACGACAGGATAAAAATGTCGGCAAGTGATGCTATCGATCTTGGTTTGGATGAGGCTGGAGCATGATCGGCATAAGCATAAATAAATTGAAGGACGCGAAAGCGTTCTTTCAGAATAAACTAGATACAATCATGTCTAACATACGCATAAGCCCTGATACACAAGTTACCCTTAATGCTTTGGATTCTTTCGATCCATTTGCACGGCCCGGGCAACCCTCTGTTCCGCTAAAACAACCAGAAGTCCCTCCGTCAAATCGTGATTTTTCACGCTATGATGAGCCTGCCGCAAAAACCGTTGAGGAAACGCCTGCAGCAGCGCCAGTGAGACAGGTACAGATCAAACAAAGCACTAAACCAGCAAAGCCAGAAAAGCCGAAAAAAGCCAAGTTGTTGACGCAGATTGATCCCGTTCCAGAGCCAGAACCTAAAACTGAGCCTGCTCCTGCAAACCCCATTATAGAGTCACGTTCAGCGGAAGGAGCGCCATCTTATCGGTGCGAGTTCACTGGCCGAGATATCATGCTTGGGTGCTGCTTCCACAAAGGGCCACATAATGGCCTTACAATGCAGGCTTGTATGGCAATGGCGCTGGATTTCGGAAAAGACAAGCTGCGCTTTGAAATGTGCCTTGGGGACGCCAAAATCGGGCATTCAAGGAACCGAATGGCGGCGAAGTTCTTGGAAACGGACGCTAAATATCTGCTGATGATTGATGACGATATCGTCCCATGTATCGGCAGGCCGAATTGGATGAAATATTGGGTTCCGCCGTCTCGCAACAAGCCAGAAGTGGCCCTACAGCGACACGTTTTGCACAGGCTGATCGGAACAGGCAAAAGTCTTGTGGGAGGCGCTTATTTCGGGCGTCAGGAGAACGGGCTTTTGATGTGTTCCGACAGTAATTTGGCTCCTCGCGTACAAAACAGCGAAGATGCCGTTGTTGCCGTCGATTGGGTTGCCACTGGATGTCTTTTAATCCACAGGAAAGTATTCTCCGCCATCCGCGAGAAATTCGGTGACTCTCTCAGGGTCAAAACTCCTGATTACGATTACGATTATTTCAGGGAGTTTGATGCCGAACGGGGCGAAGACGTTTCGTTCTGTCTAAGGGCGAAAGAAGCAGGGGAGCAGGCGCATATCGACCTTGGCCTGCCTGTTTATCACGTTGGCTATAAGATTTACGGATGAAAAATATCTACAGCTACTACGAGTCATTGCAGGCGCTTCCGCAAGAAGAGCAGTTTGCCTGTGCAAACGCTTGGAAGTCTTCATGGAAACAGCAGGGATGGGAACCCGTGATGCTGAACACGTCTCATGCGAAAAACAGCAACTTTTACTTCAAGCTAACGAAGAAGTTGGTCGAGTTGGCAAATATTCTTGGATCTAATACTGGATACGATTACTCCAAGGTCGCCGCAAGATACCGAAGGTGGTGTGCGCTTCATGCTGCAGGCGGCGGATGGATGTCAGATTACGATGTTGTGAATGTCAGGTTCGCGGCATCAGAAGCAGAGAGCAAAGAAAGCTCTGGAACCTTGCTTTGCGTAGCTAAAGAGCCTGCATATTTGTTTTTTGCAACGCAGCAACACTGTTCTGCAGCGCTGGCAAAATTCATTGCTGAACCTCTAGAAGAAAATGGATTAGCGAGGAACGAAGCAGACGTTTTGAACCTGTCATCTTCACTAGATGAAATTCTGCCTCTTGTATTCCATGCAAAAAAGACAAAGGAACGATCAAAATCTTCAGAAATGATGGAGTTTCTGAAATAGCCTATGAACGAACATGAGCAGATTCCTCCATTCAGGGAATATCGGAGACATTATTGCCTTTTTGCCGTCTCTTAGAGCGCTTGGTGGCGGGGATTTGGTCATTACAGATTTTGATCGGCAGGCTGGATTCTGGATGCAGGGCTTCAAATATGACTGTTTGAAGCCTCTTCTGGACACCATTCCATATGTAAATTCTCACACTTATGAGATGCATCCGACAGATATTGACCATGACGTGTCTGTGTTCAGAAAGTATTGGGGACAGTGCGGAATTATTGAAATGCAGTCGCGCACCCTTGGCATTGAGATGCCGAGCGTTTATCGGTGGATTGACGTTGAAGAAGATAAGCGGACAAATGGCAAAATAGTATGCTGCAGATCACACAAGTACAGAAACGACAGGTTTCCTTGGCACAAGATTGTAGAGAAATACCGAGAGGACATCATTTTTGTGGGCCTCTACGATGAGCGAGGGGACTTTATTGATCGATTCGGCCATGTTGCTTCACTGTGGGTGGATAACCTTTTAGACTTGGCAAAATTAATCGAAGGCAGTGCCATTTTTATTGGAAACCAATCTTCTCCGTTCTGGATAGCTGCATCGCTGAACCATCCAGCCATTCAGGAAACTTCGCCTGATATTCCCGATTCCATTGTGCCGTATAAAGACACGCACTATTCAATTGACGGGGATTTTGCCCCAATCGATTTTCTTATAAAAAAGGCGCTTGACAAAAACATAAGGATTTCGTAGTTATGGCGTCAGATCGGGATACTGCTTCCGTATAGCAGCGACCAGCAGTGGTCACCAGCACTGCAAGACAGGCCGAAAACAATGCACCAACGTGCCGGGTGCGACTGAAAGAGCAACCTTCCTGCACCCGTGGGAATTTCCGCTTCTAATGTCGCCCCGAAGAGTTTTGGGACGGTATTAGGGGCAAAACCTTAAAACCTAAAAATCCTAAAACTATGGCTAATGAATGTATCCCTACAGCGACAATTCAAAATTTCGCTTCTAAGGACGTAAATCGTATCATTGGGCAGATTGGTCGCGTTCTTGCGCGCAAATCGCCCTATATTAACTCCATCGATGGTGGGACGCTTCCTAACGTCTCTGACGTTGTCCGTTCCGTTGTCGAAGAAATGGCGGTTCCCGCATCCTCTTTGGCTGCGCCAACCTTCGTGAACGACACTACGCTTTGCGGCGTTGGTGCTACCCCTGATCAGGTCGGAAGCACGGAATACCAATTCCAGCTTCAGACTCTTCGTGGCGCTGGCCCCCGTGTCTGCGTGAAACAGGCTCGTACTGCGTTTAAAGGCAGCTATTTGCAGGCCCAAGTCTCCCTTGAGAAGACTATCCTGCAGATCATCAATGCCGACATCCGCTATCAGTACCTGATTCAGTCTGGCATCAAGTTCACCGTTAATAGCACCCGCTCCTTCACGCAGAACCTTACTGGCGATATGCAACAGATTAATACCCTGTTTGCGCCAGCGCTGCCTGATGGCCCGATGAACTTCAAGTCGCTGTACAAGATCGGCACGTTCCTCCGTGAGGAGATGCTTGCTGAGCCTTTTGCTACCCGCGATGGCGAGTTCTTCCAAGTGATGGCGTCCGCTGACCAGATCGAAAACTTCCGCAACGATGCGGACGTTAAGGAAGACCTTAACTATCTGTCTGCTGGCTCCTTCCGCTTGGGTGAAGAGAGCATCTCTGGCTATCAATTCATGGGCTACCGTGGGTTCGCTTTTGGTATCGACCAACAGCCGCTCCGCGCCACTGGATTCGATGGTTCTGGCAACTTGGTGCTTGTTAACCCCATCGTCAGCACTGCTGTGACCAACGGATTCGCTCAGCGCCGTAACCCGGCTTGGGTGAGCGCCCCGTACGAGGTCATGTTCGTGGTTGCTGGTGATGCGTTCAAACGCCTCGTCCCTGAGAGCTACACTGGCGAAGGAACCTTCAAGTTTGCCCCGCAACTTGCGATGGGTGAACTGGAGTGGACTTACTTCCGCGACAACGACTGTAACCTGTATGGCGATTTCGGTCAGCACATCTACCAAATCAGCCGTGCGATTCAGCCCGTTCGTCCGCAGAACGTCTGTGCTATCGTGTACAAGCGCTGCCCGTTTGACGGTCTGCCGCTTCCCTGCTCGACCAGCACCACTGGCCTCTAATCTGGAAGTCATTTGATCACGGCGGGGGACGGGCAATCGCTCCCCCGCCCTATCAGGTGAAATCCAACTTATACAAGGGCCATGCCATTTTCTCCAATACCCCCTAATCTAAGCACGTCTCAGTATCAGCAGCTTGTGCTGGAATTGCTGAACAATATCGGGGGAGCGGGGATGCTCGACATCCAGCCGCCCATTCTAAGCACGTCCGATTTTCGGCATTTAGTGCTATATGCGCTGAACTACATTGCCCAAAACGGCGGCGGAGGATCTTCAACTGGCCCTATTGAGTTTGTAATTGCTTGCTCCGATGAGACATCGAATCTTACTGTGGGTGCAAACAAGGTGACTTTCCGCGCACCTGTCGCCTTCACGCTCACAGAGGTTCGGGCTTCAGTAAATACCGCACCAACAGGATCGACGCTTGTGGTTGACATCAACGAAGGTGGAACGAGCGTGCTTTCAACCAAGCTATCTATTGATGCCAACGAGACGACATCGCTTACAGCGGCAGTTCCTCCTGTCATTTCGGATTCGGCCATTGCAAATGACGCTGAGATCAGCATCGACATCGATCAAGTCGGATCCACGGTAGCTGGCGCTGGACTCAAAGTTATTCTTGGGGGGACAAGGCTGTGAGTGCTTTTGTAATCAATCCGTATGTCTTCGCTGAAGAACGCGCCGTAAACGGTGACTTTTCAAATGTCACTGGCATGACCAGCAATGTTGCGAATTGGTGGGGCAGGGCGGTTCCTTTCGGCTGGGGCGCGTTCGTAAATGTGGCTACAAACGATTTCTTGGTGCGTTTGCTGAATGGCGTCTATTACGCAAATCTTCAGGGCCTTACACGTTCACCAGCAGAAGCAGGGGGGACATTGCCGCTTTTCCAAGATTTCACAATGCCTGCAACGCTTGATTTTGTTCTCACATTTAGCGCCTCAAACCCATTTAATGCAAACGCATGGGCAATGGGTGCAAATATCGTTAATCGAACTCTTATGCAGCAAATTGCTGGGACTACAATCAACACACCACAGACCGTCACGCTTACAGCGTCCAACGTGCCTGCGGGTCATGTGGTTCGCATCAACTTTTGGAAAGGGGCAGCGGCTCAAACTCCCGGTCTTTCTAATGTCAGCGTAATATTCTAAGGTATGAAACTTCTCTACAATACCCAAACAGAACAAGTCCTTCCGTGGCCGCGCATTGATGAGGAGCCGATTGTCGGTCTTGCTCCAGAGCTTTTGGAGATGACTGTGGTGGAAAGCGAACCGCCTGCTTACAACTCCGAAACCCAAGTGCTCACTCAATCGGATTCCGTCAATGTGGAAGCGCAGACTGTGACACGCACTTGGGCGGTCACCGATCTTACCTACACCGCAGAACAGTGGACTTCTCGCTTTCTTACGAGTCTTCAGATCATAGGTCTTCAGCGTCTTGAGATGGCTCTTGTGACTAACGGCCAGACCCTTGGCCCCGCCATGACGGCGATGAAACAGTGGCTTGAGGGCATTCTGTTGGCCTCTTCAATCGATCCAACCCCCAAAAGTGGCTGGCCTCAGCCGCCCGTGACTTACGAAGCGGCAACCCAAGAGGCAGCGGAGCAACTCACTTAAACTTATGCAAGAGTCAGTAACAGAAGTAGTGAATTACGCAGCACAACAATCGGATCGGTGGTTGTTTGTTGCATTAATTGCAATCGGTCTTTTTTCAGCATTTTGGCTTTTCAAATATTTCACTGGCCGCATCGATGTTTTGCAGAAACGGATGGATGATCAAGCTATTGAGTTTATCAATCATCTTAAAATTGCTAACAAAGATATGCTGGAAGTAATCAGCACGGCACACAAAACCATCAGCCTGAACACAGCCATGATGGAGCGAGTAGAAAGGCGCTTAACTCAGGCATGAAGCCCAAATTGACAGCTTCATTCGTCTTGGTTGCCGTTTTCGCGGCATTTGCGGCGGTTATGCTGTCATCATGCGTTAGCATCCCGATTCCCCCTGCAGGAGAAGACTCTGGAAAACTTGGAAGACTTGAAATGAAGCTAGTTTTCGTCCCAAACGTCTCTGGCACAATCGATTATCTTTGGAAAAAACAACTAGAAAAACCCACATCATCAAAATGAGCACAATCATCAATACCATCCTTGAACGCTTGACCGACAATTCTACGTGGAGAGGGTTTATCCTTCTTGCCACAGCCGCTGGCCTGCGTTTGGAGCCTGAACTGCAAAACCAAATCATTGCCAGTGGCCTCGCGCTTGTCGGCCTGATCAACGTGATCCGCAACGGTAAGAAGTAATGGCTATCAAACCCCCAAAAACGCCTCAGCAAAGCCGCAAGGACACCGAAAGGCTCCTGCGTAAGGCTGGCGTTACCGACAAGGTCGCTCTTGTCGGAATCAGGGGGTATTATAAGAATTCGATGGGGAAAAAGAACGCCAATGATATTGGTATATATGATGACGGAATCTTTGTGGTTTCTCCACAAGCCTATGCGTCATTCAATGCCAATACTGACCCATCACGGTTGAAACCCGCTGTGGCGACACTGAAGGCGGGAGTTCACCGTTATAAAAAGGGCAGGCACGGAATATCCAGAGGGTCTGGATATCCTGCCCTGCGCCCTGCTACGCAGGGCGAAACTTTGCCAGTGGAGCGCTACAACGCCAAAACCAAAACGTACTACGATGGTGTTGGAATCGCGATTAACATCCATAAAGGATCTTATACGTCTACGTCATCCGCCGGGTGCCAAACGATTTATCCGTCACAATGGGCAGCATTTATTAACCTGACTTACGAAGAAATGGATCGCTACGGACAAAAAACCATTCCATATCTTTTAGCAGAATATTAATATGAATCCACAAAATAAAGTCCTAGCATATATCAAACGCACAGGCTGCAAAGATCCTGAACGCATCCGCAAGTTCTTCAGCAAGAGCGAACAGCCAATACCAATGTCTATTATTAGAGGCGTTCTTGGCGCTGGCTCAGAAGAGAAAAGCCATCAGAACACACCGAAAACCAAGATACGCATCAAAAAGCATTCCTTGGATCATTTTCGGGTTGAAAACGACTTCAGCCTCAAGATTGAAAAAGCTATCGATGACTTGGGAGACGGATACCTGACCGAGAACGAGTTCAAGTTAGTTTGCGGGGTTCCTCCGAACTATTTCAGGCGCTTTGCCGATCTTCCTGAATTTCGGGACAATCATTTTAAGCTGCGTGATGTTTCTTATTGGGCTTCCAAAGAAACTATCAATCAGATGAAAGAAATAGTTGGAATCTGACCATGAAAAAAAAACCAAAAACCATACAAGAGTTTGAGGGAGAATACATCGCTTCTCCTGCTGGTCAGGAGCGCATCAGCGGCATGAGTCGCGTTCTGGAGCACCTCAAAAATACAAAGAGGTTAACGGAGATCAAGATTCCTGATGACACCGTCAGGGTTGGGATCTTTGGAGATACGCATTTCGGCTCGTTGTATGAGGATTTGGAAGCGCTAAATGCCTATGCTGACGCCTGCCGCAAGCGCGGGGTTCAGGCCATGATACACGCAGGGGATGTCTTGGAGGGCCACAGGCTGTTTCGCGGTCAAGAGTACGAGACTCACAAGCACGGATGGGAGGCTCAGAGCAAGCACTTTGCCGAGGTAGCGCCTGACTTTGGCGTCCCTGTCCACTTCATCACTGGCAACCATGATGTCAGCCTGAAACGGGCCGCTGGAATAAATGTCGGTGGAGGACTAGCGCAACTACGGTCAGATTGGATCTTCCTTGGCGAGGATCATGGAGAGATCAGCTTCTCCATGAAAAATGGTAGAAGCATTAAATTCGGCCTATTGCACCCCGGGGGAGGTTCTTCGTATGCGCTTTCTTATCGTCCTCAGAAAATCGTCGAGCAGATTGAGGGCGGAACCAAACCAGACGTTTTAGCCATTGGGAACTATCACAAGTCCGATTGGCTTCCGAGCTATCGAAACGTATCTGTATTACAGGTAGGTTGCTTCCAAAGACAGACACCCTTTATGCTGACCAAAGGTCTTTCGGCTATGGTTGGAGGATGGATTCTAGAAATTGGAATAGGAGATGGATGCTCTCGCCAACGAGCAGAATTTTTCCCGTTCTATTGAAAAATGTTTGCACGGACAAAAAACCCAACCATACTTGCTTGAAGAAAACGCCTAACAAGGATCAAACATATGTCATGCTCCGACAATAACATTTACAAAAACTCCTGCTGCCCCGACACGCCTTATCCTAACGTGCAGCATGAAAGCGTTCCGTCTTTGATCGATAACTTGGTGAACGCGCTGTATGGAGAAATCACCAAGACAGTTTCAGGCGGCAGGGTTGTTTGGGATATCCCCTGTGATCCCACACAAAGCCCTGCTGAAGTTCCTACAATTCCGCGAGAGCAAGGAGAAGGACTTCTGTGCTATCTCATGCGGATTTTTCAGAATACTGTCGGCCAGTATTCTCCGTTTCAGTATTGGTCTTATACTGGAACTGGATCGCAAACTACGTTTGCATTAAATCCAAGCACAAACACTCTACGTTCAAGTTACCTCGTTTACTTGAACGGGGTTGTTCAGCCACCGACAGCATATTCAATTTCTAACACAAATCCTGTTGACATTGTATTTACTAATCCTCCAGCTAATGGCGTTGCAATCACGGTGTTAAATCTTGGATATACGCCACCATATGTAATTGATGTAACACAAAGCGATGCTACCCCTACAAACAGCAGCCAAACGCAAACAGTAGGACAATGGTTAGCATACTTAATAGCACAGCTTGCTACAAAATTAACAGTTCCAACAATTCCTCCTTCAGGAATATATACGCTCGCGACTATTAACGGGGTTGCGACATGGCAACAATTCCAACAATTGCCGCCAGTTCCTTCCGCCGTTGGACAAGTCACGCTTGTTTCACCCGGCTCTAGTATTGCACCATCATGGCAATCAACGCCTGCAATTGCAATTGGCCCTATTACGGCAACAGGATCAACTACTCCGAGATTTGTCGCAGACAGATTT